TTAATATATGATAAAAAAACAAACATTAGGGTAATAATAGTTGAAGGCATGGCCTATTGGATTAAAGATAATGTTTTTTATGAAGCGTCTATAAATAATAATGGTGTAGATTCAGAAACAACAAAGATAGTTGACACAATAGGTATGGATAGTGTAGAATTAGATAAAATGCTGTTCATTATGGACAGATTACGAGAGGGATTAGACAATGATAGTGGGAGTACAGGGAACAAGTAGTTTTGAAGACTACAATGTCTTCTTGCGATCTATGGGGGTTGCTCTTTCTAGTTTACAAGAAAATGATCAGTATTTTTACATTTACTCAGCAGGACCAGCAAAAGTTAATTCAATGGTTATGGAGTTTGTAAATTTGTCAGAACGCAGCATGAAGACTAGAGGAAAAAAGATTAAGTTTTATAAGGTTGCACCAGAATGGATTTCTGAAAACATGTCTGATGTTAACTACTTTATCTTCTTGTCAAAAGAAAAAGAGAACTTGTCAAGGTTGGTAAGTGAAGCACAACTTAATAAAATAGATGTGGGAATTTTTAACTACTAAAAGGAGAATGTTATGAATATTAAAGAGTTAGAGAAAATGGAAACAATTGTTTCAAGCAACAAGTCGTTTTCATGGAATGGCTGGGATGTCGTTCATGCATATCCTTCTGAAAAGGGTGCAACATCAAAGTTTGGCGCTTACATTAATGGTAAGTGGCACATCACACGTAGATTTCAACTGGGATCTGATGGATGGGAATTACCTGATAAGTTTGTAGTGTAGTTATGCATAGAGATAAATGGAAAGATGATGCTTTATGTTTTGAGTATGACACAAATATATTTTTTGAAAAGTACGAAGATGAAGAAAATTTAAGAGGGGCTATAGATAAACTTTGCTCTACATGTCCAGTATCAAAACAGTGCTTTGCTGTTGGTATCTCAAGCAAGGAATGGGGAGTCTGGGGCGGTATATACCTAGAAGGTGGTACAATATCTAAGGAGTTTAATAGTCATAGAAACAAAGAAGATTGGGCTAACACTTGGCAGTACCTAACGATGGAGAATTAAAATGTGGTCATGGATCCTTGCATTAATTGGGGTTACTGGAATTTTTTTGGTTGGGCGTAAAACAATATGGGGATGGCTAATACTATGTGTTAACGAATGTCTTTGGATTGCATATGCTTTAGAAACTAATCAATATGGATTCATCGCTATGGCTGTTGCATACGCAGCGGTATACATTAAATCATACATACATTGGAGAAAAGAAGAATGATTATTCAGATTATTGGATTGCCAGGTAGTGGCAAGACAGAGTTAGCAAAAGCGTAAGGAAATGGGTCTATGAATGTATCTAAACAAAGATCAGCACTAAAGTCCATCACTTGGCGTGTAATTGGAACAGCAGATACATTTGTTATATCCTGGGTAATAACTAAAGAACCAGTTACAGCAGGTGCAATTGCAAGTTTTGAGGTATTTACAAAGACAATCCTTTATTACTTCCATGAGCGTGGTTGGAATAAAGTTAAATGGGGGAGAAAGTAATGTATACAGATCAAATGAGAAGAGCCTTTAGGTCTATCCATGCACCAAAAAACTTTTCTTTGACTTTAGTTGACAATGATAACTTTATTACAGTAAAGGCTAGTGAACCAGATTTTATGAGGTTGAACTCAGAAGATAAACTGATTGCAGTGGAGTATATGATCAGAGTTAAAAAAGCATTAGAGGATAATGGAGCAATTGTTCTTTTGGTCAGAGAAGGTGGAAAAGAATTATGATAGAGGGTTTTATATTTTTTACTTTTACTATTTTATTTTTCATTATGGTAGTCAGCAACATACGACTAAACTTAAAGATCTCTCTAACAACAAAACGATTGTTGCAGTCGGAAATAGATAAAAATGTTTTGGCTGAAAAACTTTTTGAAGCATCTTCTATAAAGGCAATCAATAAAGATGAATCATCTGAAGCATTTTTAAAATTTGTTTCAGACTCAAGAGACGTGGCCTATGAATATATAGAGGATGCTCAGTTTGTATTAAATAAGTTTATTAAGGATATCGAGCCAGAGATTAATTACTTTAAGGAATATGGAGATGTCTCTGCCATGGCACCAAACTACTATTCTATGAAGAAAATTGTAGAGTGCTACGAAGAACTAAAAGTTTTGCTCCCAGATGATTATGGTAAAATAGATACATGATTGAAAATCCTTCCGAAAAAGATCAAGTATATTTGACAAATGTTGAAAAAATAGGACATGATGCAGAAAATATACAGTATTTGGAAAAGGTCTTGTCTAAAGAAGAACATGAAGCGCTACTTGATTACGTAAAAACTCGTGAATCTTGGAACCATGAGCCATGGGCTGCTAAAACTGTTGCATCAAATGAAATGCCTAAAGAAATTTTTGAAATGTTAAACAAGGTTTTTAAAATTGTTTATGAAAAGTCTAAAGATATTTATAGTGTAGATATTGATCCTTTTGAGGAATACAAGTTAAATTTAATAAAGTTTGAAAAAGGTTTCTCATTGAACAAACATGTAGACACCCTTTCAAGCGAAGCAAATCATATTGCATCAGTATATTACATTAACGATGACTATGAGGGTGGAGAAATAAATTTTCCAGACCATAGTATAAAGATTAAACCAAAAGCCAATAGTATAGTTATTTTTCCTGGCAATGAAAACTATTTGCATGAAGTTCTTACAATTTTAAATGGAGATCGATACAGTTCGTCTATGTGGTTTCAGTTTACTGGTTCTACCTTTAATAAAAAAAGAGAGTGGTATGACTAAAGCATGACAAAATATAATTTGGGAAATTCTGTAAACAATATAAGTATTACAGAAAATGCTTTGTCTAAAGAAGAGCATCAGCAAATACTTGATTATGCCGTAGGCGTAGATTCTTGGATGGTTCAGCCTTGGGGAGTTAAGATGTTGCCATCACAAGAAATGCCAGAAGAAATTATTCAAATATTAGATACAGTTTTTATGCTTGCTTACAAAAAGTGTATAGAACTTTATGATGTAGAACTTTATCCATTTCAAAATAAAAGAATACCTTTAATTAAGTTTGAAAAAAATTATAAGATGAACGAGCATGCAGACACAACAGGAGACCTTGCAGCAATATATTATCTTAACGATGACTATGAAGGTGGAGAGATAAACTTTATGGATCACGGACTGAAGATTAAACCAAAGGCTAATAGTTTTATTACATTTCCTAGCAATTCAGACTACTGGCATGAAGTGCTGGAAAATTCTGGCAAAGAAAGATATTCTGCTACCTACTGGTTTAAGTTTTACGGATCTAGCCTAGAAAGACCAAAGAATGGGCTAATTAGATGATAACTTTCAAGCCATACGAAGATCGTGCATATGATGCATTTTACTCATGTAATGTATCTGAGTGTGAACTTGAAGCAGAAAAAATATATGGAACAGAAACATCAATTGTTGATGTTTGTTTAAATCATTATAAAGAATTATCAGAAAAAGGTTATCGATGAAAGACATTGTTTTATCAATACTAACAGGTTTTGGATGTGGCGTAGTATTTGCTGCATTCAAATTGCCAGTACCAGCACCACCAGTTTTTGCGGGAGTCGCAGGAATTATTGGTCTATGGATTGGCTTTACAGTACTAACAAGAATAATATCCTAGGAGGAAAATTATGAATGAACAAATTAAAGCACTACTAGCATCATACGGACGATCAGTTCTAGGTGCAGGACTTGCACTATATATGTCTGGGGTTACAGATCCTCAAACACTTGTATACTCTCTATTGGCAGCGATTGCTCCAGTTGCGCTTCGTGCAATCAATCCAAATGACACAGCATTTGGTCGTCTTCCAGACGCAGCAGAGGTTGATGCTGTTGTTAAGAAGGCAACAGTAAAGAAGGCTCCTGCTCGTAAGAAGGCAGCAGTAAAAAAGAGGTAGTATAATATGTACTATTCCGCTATGAGACTTTAAAAGGTTTTACAACGGATGCTCCTTCGAGTGGAGAGTTAGCAGGAGTCGAATCTTCGTGGCTAATAGACCTGAGCAGTCGTCTATAAACTGCTCATTTACTATGAATTTCTTTTGATATATATTTCATGAAATCCCAAGTCATGTAAAACAATAGCGTCCACAGACCAATTATTGTTTAAATATAAAAATTCATTTACACTTTGATATATTCCTACATGCATGTCATAATGAACAGCATCATAGTTCATATAAGAAGTAAACCCAACAACTCCACCAATGTTAACTATTTTAGAACAATGTTTTAGAATGTTTCTAATTAGAAGTCTATCTGTTTCGGCATCAAAAAGGATTAGGTCATATTTTTTATCTAATGTAAAAAAGACTTTTTTCATGTCTGCTTTTATAGTGCTTACATTGGGATGATAAGAAAATTTATTTTTTATGTATTGCTCATGGGTTATTGAACTATCTTCTGGAGCCGATCCACCTGGTTCTCTAGTGCCTTGAGCATTATTGTACAAGTCTAATAGATCTGCACTTTTAGCACTTGTTGTATCTATAAACATTTTAGCCGACCAACCGTACCCAACACCAACCTCTAGATATGATATATTTTTATTTAAAGTTTTTGCGTATTCATATTTTGAATTAAATAATCTTGAACCATTTAACTGATTTTGAGGTATTTAGAGTGCTTAGGTATTTGGAATCAATCGCTGTAAAAGGTACGTATAATGGGATTTTTCAAACGCCATCTCGAACCGAGTTTTTAAAACGAATTGAGAAATTTTTAATACACGATAAGAGTACTAAGTCACTAAAACAAATAACCGATAAAATATAATGGAAAGATTTGAACAAAGTAGTTATGAATATATAAAATTTTT